CTAGTAGCAATTACTCTAGTAGTATCAGTATACATGGTTTCATTTGGAATGATTGGACTAAACGCTGTATCTAATACGTATGGAGTACGTGCTGTTTCAGTAAGTCCTAAACCAGATGATGTCTTTGCAGACCAAGTAATATTTGTATTACTTACAAGTACCTGTTGTATATTCGCTTGGAATGCTTGGAATGCACGGTTATCAGTTGCGACAACTGTTCCTGCACCACCAATACCTGTTGTTCCAGCAGTGGTTGATACTGTAATTGTATAAGAGTCTTGCTCAACATTATCTACTACATGAGTTGCATTTAATTCAATAGCTGGAATACCATGTACTGTATCTTCAACTCCACTAATAGTAACGCTTGAGTTAACGCTCGCATGTTTAAAGAATCCATGGTCATCATGGTATACTCTAACCTGATTAGACCCTGATGTCATGCGTAGTGCATCATATCTAAGCTGTACTTTTTCTGGCTCATCATTTTTAAGAACCAAATTAGCAGTCGCTCCAGTAGTAAAGTCAGCGCGATGAATCTTAAACTTAAGATCTGCGTTTTGATCAGCTGTCCATGTAGAAGCGTTTTGAGATTTAAACATAACACCGGCATATGGCTGTTTATTGATCTTAACACCAGAAGTATCATCTTCTCCCATTACAGCGTGCCATACTTTATACTTATTTGTATTAGCAAGAACAACAATACAGTATTCCACATTCTCTTGTAAGAATACCGGGGATTCAAATACAAACGATGTCGCTGTTGCACCTGTCGCAGATGTTACTACATCTGCAGCATCTTTAACTACTTCACCAAAAGGAGCAATCCGAGGTGATGGGAAACCATTTGACATTTCACGAATCTGAACAGTGACAGGAATATTATCATCTTTTTCACCGAAGAAGATATCAGCTTGAGTAATATAAGCTCCGCCTACTTCGTCGATCAAGAATGATTGAGCTAATGGATCCCACCAACCTTCTTGCGTACGTGTACGTGTATTTGTAATGATTCTATTACCAGTTACATTTGATTGTTCAACGCGTGGTATTCTAGTTGATAAGAATACTTCTTCAACATTATCGATTAAGCCTCTTGCAGTGTATGTTGCTTGTGCTTCTGTCGTATTATTATTTGCGTTAGTCGCAGAATCTGTAAGTCTAAATACTCTAGACCCGGTATTAAAGCGTCTAGCTGCATGGTTAGGAATAAAGAACGATCCTGTTACTTTACCGGTACCATCAGTGATTAGAGCTCCAGCAGTACCAGGATGCGATGTAATATTATTTAATCCAGTAACCACACTTGTATTATTATCTGACCAAAGCGTGTAAGCTTCTTCTTTAACAAAGTCAGCGACATTAACACCATCAAAGAAAGCATACACTTGAGTATTTGGTTTCATTCGAGTTGCGCTAAATGAAATTTGTCGAGACCGAATGAATGGAGCAATATCGATAGATACTACTCTATCACCCTGTGATTCAACTTGAGTTGACCATGCCAATGCTGTAGTTGTTCCTACACGTGTTTGATTTTCTGTTGTAGTAGAAGTAATTGTTCTAAATTGACGCAAACCACCGCCACCTCCGAGACTCTGTTCTCGTGTCTGTATCCAGTTTCCTGTTTGAGTCTGAGTTCCAGTCCATTGTGTTTGCCAGTTATTCCATACAGTACCAAATGAAGTTGTTTCATTAATTTGTTGGAGCATAGCTTCCGAAACACCGGCGTTATCAATTGTAACACTGGGGCGTCGGCGAGTATCTCTCCACTCATCAGATGATGGTGAAAGATCTACAGAACCCTGCCATGTAAATACATCATATGGGTTAACATTAATAAGAGACGAGGCCTGTGGCTGATTAACTAAATCGGCATTACTATATGGTAATGTAACTAAGTCTCCAGTTTTTTGTATGCCAGAAGAACTACTTGCATCATAACGTAAACGTGTTGCTTCTTGAACAAACTGCGGACGTAGAATGCCGTCATCAGGATCAATGGCTGCTCTATAATCAGGCGATTTTACATCGGCAACATTATAAGACTTAAATGAGTCTACAACAAATCCGTTCTTAAAGCGCTGCAATGCACCAGTTGAGTCAACAATTTGACGGCCTGATGCTTCTTTTTCAAGGAATGAAAGAGATGTATAATATTCTAGAGTATTAACTCGACGTTCAATCTTACCAATATCACGCATTGTATAGCGCTTATTATCAAGAATAGTAATTTGTACTTCATCAGGAGTAAGAGTATAAGCTGGTACTAATAGATGATAAAGAACCATTGCATCTTTCGGATCGTCTGGCAATTCAGGATTTAGACCTGATACACCTTCGATAACTCCAAATTCACCGTTCTTATCTAAGAATACTTTATCCCTACGATTCAGATAATATTGTACATCTGTTGTAAATGTAGTTGCAGGCTCTGGCACAAGTTTAGTAACAGCTCCTGTACCACTAAAGTTATTACCAGCATCTGATACTCTTGGTCGGAAGTCAATAGCAGAACGAAGTTCTACAACTTCACCTGTTGATTTAACCGTATAAGATGGAATATCCTCATATGTTACTGTATTGCCATCATCATCTGTCAAACCAGAATATGAATCAACTGAGAAGAAGTCGCCCGTACCATCATGAGTAAAGAATTCATACTTAATAAGGAGACGTCCAGTAGGAACAAAGTTTGTTTCAGGTTTAATAGTAATCTTTGAGATGCCGTAGAAGTTATCCTTTTGACCATTGTCAAAGTCATAATATTCTTTTACATCTGTATTTGTATCAGCAGCATCGGTACTAAAATCAGCTGACATATAAACAGCTAGTAGACGATATCCATCAGCCTTACCCAGTTGTAAATCACCTGCTTCAATTGTTGCTTGGTTAGTAAATGCTACCTGATGAATATTTTGAGAACCGTTACTTGTTAATGATTTAGAATCATGATCAAGGGTTTTCTTTACGCCAGCAATTAATTCTACTGACTCACCATTATACGATGTTAAACCTGAAATATCAACTGACTGACTATTACCTGAGATAGAGATATCTCCTGAACCTAAGGTAACAATCGTACCATTAGATGATCCAGAAGTAACAGCAAGAATCCAGTTGTCTGTATCGAATGGTTCGAATAATTCAGTAGATCCTGACGTAGTAAATGTAGCTTCCCCAGCAGATACTGTATCTGCACCAAACTTTTTATTTGAAAAATACACATAGTTAAAATCACCAGTACCATCATCGCATGTTTTAACACGGTTGAACGGTAAGGTAAATACCATGGTATTTCTAGATGGCTCATTAAGAACTGCTTTAGAATTTACAAGAGTAACATTACCACTGAATCCAGAAGATTGAATAGATTTGACAGCAGTAAATGATTGTGAAGCATTCATCTCAATATCGAAAAGGTATACTTTAAAATCAGTTCCATCTTTTTCAATACTGCGTACGCGGGCAAAACCAATAGTAGACCCGCCGCCTGAAGCTGCAGACTTAAGATTAACTTGTCCGAATGTTGTAGTATCAGGAAGACCAGTTACTGTAGAAGCAGTTAGTCTTACAAAATTACCAATAACAGAAGATACAGAAGCACCTTCAAACAATGCCGCTTCACGAGATTTATTTACTGAAAGATTTGTAGTAGATAGCGTTTCAATTTCGTAACCACGAACATAAGCTTTTGATGGCTCAATGGCAGCAACTAATTTGGTTGCATCTCCTGGAGTATTTACATCAGTATCTTCTTTCATTGAAACTTTAAAAGGTCGTACTGTATAATCACCTGATTCATCAAATGTACGACGAGCTAGTGTATCCTCGATTACATTATAATCAGATTCACGTACTTGCTTTTGAATTTTACCGTTAACAACACGAAGTAGTAGTAAGAAGTTATCAATAGTAGAAGCAAAGTTAGCTTGAGTTTTTAATTCTGTTTTGATTGAATATCGATGTGCACCAGGAGCAGCATAGTTAGGTGTTCCTGTTGCATTATCGTTTAGTGTAGAATCTTCTGCTGAAGTTGTTACTGCTTCAGTAATTTCTAAACCTACATCAAATGATACGTTATTAGTATACTTAGAAAGGAGTAATGTTGAGCCTTTAACGACAACAAAGTGACCTCTGATAAAGTAAATACCTTCTTCAACTTGAACTAATGCGCCATAACCAGTAGGAGTAGTTGTTCCGACTGTTGCAGTTATTGTGCCATCATCATATGAAGATGTCGTATTATTCCATACTTGCTCTGTAAGAGAGTCTGAAGCAGAAAATGTTTTATCAGTATTAGTTGCCCCATTTGAATTTTGATAAACAACATAAAGCGTATCAGGATCTGATCCAGTTGCAGCGACTGCAGCAATAACTTTAGCACGTAATCCATCAGCATTTTTAAAATGCTTTCCGACTATACTATCAGTAACTGCGGTAGATACTGCAGATAGTTTAACATAGTCCGCATAGTTATTATATGCGTTACCACCAGGAATTACAAGTGAACCCTCTTTGAACATATGGTTACCAAACTGTGTAACCTGATTTTGCAGTATTGACTGGAGCTGTGTTAGCTCCCGGGCCTGTACAGCAATCCCTGGACGAAAGAGTACTTTATGATATTTTTCCTGAGGCGTAAGAGTATCAGCTCCTGCCTGTTGGAAATCATCGTAGTATGGATCTACGTTAAACTTAATTGCCATTATTATTTTTCCTTAGAATTCAAGTACTAGTTTTACTGTTTCGATTTGGTCATCAGCTCTATTAACCGCAGTACGATTTTCGAGGAAGACAACTTCTCCTGAATCGTGTTCTACACCGGGGTTACCTACAGCAGTTACATTTCGTGCAGTATTACTAGTACCATCGATTTTAACGTTATCGCTTGTAGTAAATGCAGTAAACCCTGAAGTTTCATCTTGATGATAATATAAAATGCCATTTGTTGCATCATAGTCATCAATGATACCTTTTGCTCCAGTAGAGCTACCAACAATTACTGAGTCATTTGTAAATTCACCAGCTGCAGGAGGACCTGATAGTGTCAAGCTATATGTTGCTCGCAATGAACCGGCAGATGCCACTGTAGTTGTTCCATAGTTAAATGGATTACGAACCAAACCTAACTGACGGAATTCATTTCCAGTAATAAATGTATCGTTCTCATCACCTGTTAATGATTGGTTAATAGTGATATAATGCGCACGAAGATCTTGGCGAGGATCATATCCAAATCCATTTCTAGGACCTAAGATTGCTCGGGCTGTTGCACCAGAACCAGAACCGTCAGAAGCAATTGTTACCTTTGCTTTAGTATATCCAGAACCTGGATTACTTATAAGAACATTTGTAATAACTCCACCTGCTACAATAACATTTGCATCAGATACAGTTGCACCTGTACCGTCTCCATTAATAGTAACAGTAAAGTTATCAGAAGCAGCGTAGCCCGTACCGCCTGCAGTAATTTTAATATTATAAATTGCACCATCAATTGCAGCTTGTTTTACAGCCCATTGATCTTGAAGGGCCTGAGCTGAAGCAGCACCAGGATCAGAAGCAATATCCTCGGTAGGAATAAATGCTGATGTTAAGAATTTATTTGCAGCTGTTGTTGATAGCGTGTACAAGTATTTCCAAATATAACCATCAGATGCAGTATTATCAATAACTCCAGCAACAGTAACACCTGTATTATCTGGGTTAGTAGTTGATGCACCAGGACCAGCTTTAATGCAAAGCATGATATGATTGTTATCTGTAATTACATAGAATTTCTTAGATTCTAGTGTAGCATCACGGTCATCATATTCTGCATACGTCGTACCAGAAATCCACTGATAACGAGGAGCAGCAAACTGCAAATCGGTAGTAGCTAATTTCTTAAGCGATGTCATATTTTGCCATACATTAGTAGTATGAGAATATGTGTTGTCGAAAGGCGCATCGGGTGTACTGTCATCCGTCCACGCTGATGAACGGCCAACAAACAAATAATAATTGTTCGCTGCCGCTTCAATGTCAGCTACAAACTGCTTAGCAGCTCTTAGCCTAAAGTTTTGGGTTACAATGGCGGCCATTGATTTTGACTCCTATTAAATGTCTGATATAGTAATTTCCGCAGTCGCGTTTATATCTATTGTTTTATTTATAGCCTCAGAAATGGTGTAATTCGCAAAGTTCGAATTTGGATTAGGTAACAAGAACTTTAAATCTTCTAAGTATTGCTTCGGCCCTATTTTGTTTTGTTGTCGTGTATTATCATTTATAATTTGTTCAGTAAAGTATACTGTTGCTAAATCAGCAGTATAACCAAGATCTGAACTGACAACACCATGACCAGTGCGAGTTGCAATTGCCTGAGCATTGATCTCTACTGGAGGTATAATAATTGGAACTGGAAGTCCAGCACCAAGTTGTAAGCCAGGCTGATCGAAAGGCATGGTAGTGCCCGCTTGACTTTTTTCAAGTATCTCAATGAAGAGAAGAATCTCACCAAAGAAAATAAATCCAGCTGGGTGTACCAACCGGTTAAATGCGTTTTTCCACTGGTCAATGTTTGCACCAGTTTTAAGAATATATGAGAACTTTTGATACTTAAACGAATCTTGAATTCTCTTATCATCAGATACAAATGACCTTGAAGTTGATCCTGAACCTGAACGGTATACTTTAACTACATCTCCGTCTGATAATGCAGGAGTAAATGTAAGCTTATATGCTAATGTTTGTGTGACACTATCCTCATCTTCTGGATCGTCACCACTGTATGTTCTAAAGTATGTACTAGACTTCCACGTATTATTAAGTACGCCATTTACAAACACAATAGGCGTGTTATATAATAGCCAAAAGTTATTATCATCTTGGCCAAATACTTCTGATGTTGTTCCAGAGACAGTAAATGTATTTGTTGGTTGATAGCTACCAGGGTTTGCTTTTACATCATCTGCAAAATCTGTCCATGGGTTATCTGACGGAATAAACATATCTTCTTTTGGAAAATATATTTCTACTTCGTCATTAAACAACAGGTTAAAAAATGATACGATAGAATCTGGAGTACCACGAGACTGATAGAAATCAACAAGCTTAGTATAAAATAGTCTAGGATCGGCGGCAAAAGAACGAGGTATAGAGATACCAATCTCTTGTTGTAGGTTTGTTAAAAACTGTTCTTCAACAAGATCGATATCCCGCTGATCTGCTATGCGGTTTACATAATGTGATGCACGATTTTCTGAAACTAGATAGTCATTAAATAATTCTAAAAACTCAATAAAATCAGGATACGTCTGATTAATATGTTCCGGAACTAAATCTGGAATCAGCGATGATATACTGACTTTATGTGAGTCATTATTGACGTAATGTTCGTCCATTATTCATGCCTTGAAGTTGTTGAATAGTTAACACCAGCTGATGTACCACCAGTAATCATTGTATCTACTTCACCTGTAATTACACAATCGTCAACAAGAATAGTTAGCAATTCATTACGTTTAGGTGCAAGATCATTTGAATCCGGATCTGCAGTAATTTCTATATAGTTTCCTGTAAATGAACTAATACTCGCTGTAAACGATAGCTTACCAGAAGTAACATCAATTGTACCAGCATTATTTTCAATAACAGTTTCTGTTAGTCCACTGCCCTTTACAATTTGAAGTCTACGCTCACCTTCGTCATTAACACGATCACGAAGCGTACAGCCAGTATTTCCGTTATGTACAAACTCTGTTGATTTTATAATTTGCTCATTTGATTGAGTATTATATATTGGAGATGAGAATATAACATCGTATTTAGTTTCGGCTGATGTTATTGGTATAATGCGCTTTTTCATTTTAACCCTTACAATAGAGTTAAGTATTGCAACGCTCGATGCATCAATTTTACTAATCACGTTTGAATATCTAAACACGCCGTCAAATCGTTTTAGCTGATCGTTATTGTATGTACGAATAACTTCTCGTGCTTGTTCTTCAAGAGCATCAGCAGATAATGCGGTAACGTTAGGATTATATTTAAAGAATACATCCATATAAATGTAAGTATACTTAGGATCAACGATTTCTGGAGTAATAGAAACAACATTCTTTGGTTTTAAATACTGAGAAATAATTAATGTCTTATCAGCTTCTGTAACAACTTCAGCATCTTTTGGTTTAATAGAGATATAAACTTTACCATAATCTGGAGGATCATTGTCTTCTCCACCCCAGACAGTAATAGCATCGATGTTAGCATAGTTATTCTGAATAATTGTTTTATAATCATCTGGAGTAACAGCACGATTCTGAGAAACAAATGATAATGGAGCATTAAATTTAATTGACTCAACATCTTCTTTTGTAGATCCACCTTGTGCTTTTTGATTGACAGTAAGTGTTACATCAGTATTACCCTGAATAGTTCCAGATAAAGCAAATACTGAAGCACCATTAGCTGCATCATTATCAGTTACCAAAGTTTCAAGCTGAACGATATTACCATTATCTAATCTTTGACCAAGAACACCATCACCAAATTTTACTTCATAAACACCGGTTCTACTTTCCTCAAGAAAATATACCTTTGAAGTAGATGTAACTTCTGTAACATTGACAACAGATTCATATGTTTCTTGTGCAGTATTCGTGTCCGAAGCTTGGACCTTTACAGTAAGCTCAGATGTAACAGCATTACTAAAAGGTATTAAATAAGCTTCAGCTGAATCTCTATCAAATACATATTCAGTATTTTTATATGAACCCTGAAGAATTCTTACATTACTAAAGATATATTCTCCATTTGCATCTATAGTTGTAGTTAGTGTCTGATCGTTAACAAACTTATATGATACACCGTCAATAGTAGAAGTAAATACTGTACCTTTATTCATAGTCAAGGGAAGATAAGTGCTATCATCTGACAATACGCCTGTTGGATTATTTACTTTTACATCAATATATGCTACAGCAGGATATGATGATCGTGGTGTGTATCCAAGCATCTTAGCATGCGATACAACAGAAGGTCGCAATCTAGCAGAATCTAAAAATGTTTCGTTGATAGCAAAATTGGCATTAATTGCATTATAGTGTGTGACATATGCCATAACATCAAGAAGCGAACTAAGAGCAGAACCTTCAAAGTTATAATCTTGAAAGGTATCTTGTTCTGTCATAAATGTTTTTAGATCGGCTTTGATTGTATCAAAGTCCATTTCCGAAACTTTAAGTCGATTAGTATCAGTCATTTATCTGAGCCTCTCAATGATGAATTCTATGTCTGTAGTTAAATTTTCTGGTGACAATATTTGTACTTCTAGTCTTAAGTGTAATGCATTGCGTTCAGATAAATCTTCGATTTCTATATTTAAAACTTTTACTCTTGGTTCATAGTTTCTAAGTGTGTTAACAATTCTCTGATTCATTTCAGCTTCTACGATAGGATCAAAGTTTTCAAATAGAAACTCTGTTAGTGAACCGCCAAAATCAGGATCAAAAAACTTCTCTCCACGTCTTGTAAGTAAGATATTACGTACGGACTGCTTTACGGCTTCAACATCACGTTTAATAGGAACATCTTTTGTTACTGGATGTTTCTTAAACACAAAGTCGAAGTCAGAGTACGGTTTCGTACGAGCCCTAATATTTGAATCTACTGTTGCCATACTTCTATTTATACCTTAATTCGCGGAGACTGTGCCAGCTCCGGCAGTTAATGTGATACCACAACCATATGCATCACCAACTCTTGCAAGCGCCTTACTATTAACAAACACGTTCGGTGAGCCAGCTAATAATGTCGTTACGTGTGGCGTACATCCTTCAGCTGGTGGTACAGCAGGATGCGAAGTGTTTGTATCAGTAACTCTATGCGCAGCGAGACTTTCAATGAATACATCTCCTGATGCGCTATCTGCAGCAGGTACTACTCCGCATTCATGCACCGATACAGGATCTGTTGTTCTACACGCTTTGGGCATTATGCCATAATACCTCGTAACCATGATGGAGCATTAGCAGATCTACCGCCTGAACCCCAATATTTTGCAGATGCTAGCGCAACAGTATTACCTGGAGAGATATCAACATGCATGCCAACTCCACCCATATAACCTGAACCAGCACCAATTGATAATGCCCCGGCTGCTTTTGCTGCAGCTGCAAAGTCCGATGCTTCGGCTACATTGTTTACCATCGATAAACGACTTCCATTCTTATACAACCAAATATCTGCAGCATAACCATCATCATGCCTATGAGAACCAACTGTTCCCGTAGTTTCATCTTGTCCACCTGAGAAAATAACAACGTCAAGACCAGCCGAGTTTGCTGCTGATTGTAATATGTTTTCAAGTGCAGGAACAAGTTTTAGTCTACGAGTTGCCGCAGAGTTTCTATATGTTACAGTACCACCGCTGGCACCATCAACAACAGTTCCATCTGTTGCTGGATTTACATTAGAAGGAGCAACAGGTGTAGATGTTTGAGCTTGCGATGATTGATCTTTACGAGGTATTGTTACGCCTTGTGAGGTCTGTTGAGAATAAGATGTATTGCCATCAGGCTCAACTACAGAATATAGTGGAGATACTAGTTGTACATCATTATCATTATTCTCAGAAATATCAGGTTTAAATGCAGCAGTCTCGTCATCGCTATAATCAAGGAAAGATGCTGGTGTTGCAGAAGCACCTGACTTATTAAGATCGATAGTAGAACCAACAAGATCCATAGCACCAATAGAAGATATTTTAAATGTACCTGTCGCTGCTATATCGATATCTCCCTTCGAAGACATTTTAATATTACCTGAACTATGAATATCTAACAGTCCATCTGTTTTTACATTGATATTACCTTGCGAGTCATGAAACGAATTACCAAATGTTTTTGTATATAAGTTGCCTTCGACTGTTGTATACATATTAGCTTTTGTCTCTGCAGTGATATTACCAAATGATGATAGCGTTGTAGTACCTTCTACTAACGCAGTTAGGTTACCACCAACATTTATATTAGCATTATCAGTTACATTAATTTCAAGCTTTTGTGATGAATTAAAATGTTTACCACTATGTACTACCATAGAGCCATCAGGATGTATTTCAATAAAGGCTCCCGTGCGGTGGTACACGTGCACCCGCTCGCTCCCGGGAGTATCATCCATCTCTATCATATGACCAGATTCAGAGTGGAATACATGATTATACGGATACTTTGCATTATACGGATCAGCAGGTTCTGAACCTACAGATTGTTTTCCAATATCGTTTACACCGCGCGCGCGCCTTTCAATATCAGATTCATCAATCTCACGTGGGAACGTACCTACAGGATCTGAAAATCCATTCTCAGGATTCGGTTTAGATGAAGGGAATCCATTAACAGAACCCATAACAATAGGTGACTGAAACTGTTTATCAAGAAACTGCACAACTACCCATGACCCTGGTACAAGGAAAGGTGTCTGTCCTAATCCTGAAACCCCAGGAGTTGTAGTTGGATTCATAACAGGAGCCCATGGTAAAGATCCAGTAGGAATATCATTTATTTTATCTGAGCTATGTAATCCAAATACTCTAACCCTGACTCGACCCATCTCTTTAGGATCTTTACGATCTTCTACTATTCCAAAGTATAACACTATCTTCCTCCTCCATGTTGAGGAGCTTTACTAGCAACTGGTTTAGATAGACCTTCTCTTAATAAATCAATCTCCATATGATATTCTCCACCCTTTAGATGATGTCCAAGTCTGGCTATCATATGTCTTCCTGAAAATAATTGATCTTCAAGATTTTCTCCTTGAAGAGGCGGAGCATTTGCTACAACTCTCATATTAACGCATTTACCTACTTTAATTTTTTCAGGATGAGAATCGGTCAAAGCCTGAATAACTATCATATTATTAATTCTGCTGTTAAAAGATTCTTTTTTACTCTTAGCTAATACATCGGCCTGAGTATTAAGTTCTGTCACGCCTTCAGTTTCAAACGAAAAAGGATTATGCATTTCTATAGTATTAGAAGCTTTTAAAATATTTTCTTCTAATTTTATATTATTAACTTCATAGTTTTGATACTGATCAAGTGGAGAAAATGTTTTTGCATGATTTGCATAATAAAAATTATTTTCAGTATAATTTTTATTTGCAATGTCTATTCTCATTGCATTATTAATAAGTGCACCATCTTCTAATAGTTCTAAAGTATCTCCATTTTGTAATACTTCATATTCAATTAAACCACCGATACTACCGGGATTAAATCTAGAACCTTGTCCAGTTGAGTCTCTATTATAATTTAATGCTTTCTTTAACTCAAATAATTCTTCATCTGTTTCTTCTTCTAAAATATCTCCAAGAGACTTTAATATCGGGCCGTCGCCGACCAGGTTTTCAAATAAATAATATGGAGTTCCATCAGATCCAATAGTACTACTTAAAATTTCTGATATAGTATCATAAGGCCTACTAAAAGGAACAACAATGTGATGTGCCGATGATGATGGTGATTGTATATCAATAGATTCTTCAAAGAAATTAGTATGAATCTTTTGTATTATATCTGAAGCTAATCCAGAATATGATTTAGAAAACCTTGATACTTGGTTTGTTAACGCTTTAGTAGATACTAAGTTTAATTCCGCGCCAGCTGTCTCACCTAGCATCTTTATAACATTTTCAACATTAGTACATGCAAACGTATGTTCTATTTCTACACCAGCTCTAACAAATTTTATTTCTACTTCTTCTTGTCCAATGATTGGAAGCTGTGTAACTAGAGCAGAGTTATCAGCGATAACTAATTTTCCAGTCAAATACATTTCGTCTATTGCTTCGAATATAGAAAGAGATATAACTAGATCACTAACATCAACTCGAGCAACTCTCGTGACTATATGCACCTCTAAATTTCTATAAGCTTTTTGGCCAGAATCTCTGATGTCAGCTTGTTCTGTACCATATCCGCCAAACAGATTTTTCTGTTCTCGTGTTAAATTCATTTTATGATTCTCTCATAACTTTTTCCCAGAAAGCTACTACCTTTCCAATATGCGCTGGCTTTATAACTTTGATACGAGATTTAATTAAATTAACTTCATTCTCTTCTTCAAAATGTGTAACGGGGCTTGTGCCAGCAGTACGGCGTCTTGTTCTTTCACCTGTCCCATCATCTATATGATGATTTGGTCCATATGCAGCTTTAACAATTGAACTGCACTCAATAGTATTACCTACTCTAGCAATGTCTTCTGCTTTTGTGCTATTAGCTGCAGTTAGTGTAATAGACTCACCAGCAGTTCTAAAGTTTGCTACTGAATTCTTATTTTGCAATATTTGTATATAACCTTGTGTTGGATATATTGCTATAACTTTACCGGTCGCATTTGACAAAGAACCGTTTACAGTACCTCCTACAACAAACTTTCCAAATGCCTCAACGTCAGCAGCAAAGATTGCTGCTAATCCAATATATTCTGCTTCAGCAAATTCTCTAAGAGCTTCAGAACTCTTAGGCCAATCATGCCAATAATTTTGAAGACCGTTATTAACAATAAAAAATGTCCAATAATATTCAGGTGTTCCATACAATTCTTCTGATACATTATCAGGTCTTGCTCCATCCTGAATATTGTAATATGAATAGAATGTAGCATCGTCTATATTCTTAGAAATTATTGTAGAATACTGTGCAAGGTTTTTTACAGATCTTTGAATACCAGATCCATCGAAGTCATAATCTATATTTGTAAAGTTTGAAAAATACGCCATTAAAATCCGTCCTCAATGTTTTCTGCAGTTAGAGGCATTAACTCTTGGAATGAAAGTGTCAAACTTATTTCTACTGGTTGCCCTTTGTAACTAAAATATGACATACTGTTTGGATTATAGTTCATCGTAGCATTTGTTAATGCTGATTCTGCAATCTTAGGAAGTACTTCATCTCCTATAGATCCAAATGTTATTGAAAATACATCAGGAAATTTATACATAAGATCATTAGCAGTAACCTTTGGATACATACGTGTTCTAAAATATTTAATAATTTTAGTGACAGAATCTGCTTCTTTTACAGACTCTGGGAAAAAATTAAAAGTAAATGAAAATTGCCTCGAGTTAGGCGCTTTAAACAGCATGAACTCTTGTGGATTCATACCAGTCTGTCTTCGCTTTGCTCTAGTTGCATCTACCGCTGCGCCTATACCTCCAGCTCCTACTGCACTTACTATACCAGCAGCTGGACCTCCTAAGGTTGCAGCAAAGGCACCGGCTGTAGCTTGTGCAGCTCTGCCGGCAAAAGTTTCGGCTACATCCTGTAAATCTTGTGAATTAAAACTAGAAAGAGTAGCAGCAAACCCTTGATCCATTAATTTTTCACCGATTACACCAAGTGCTCCACTAGCACCACCTTCGTATCTCATAATATCTCCAACTTGAAATCCTGGAGGCATATATAATGCAACAGAAGAGTTATCAACCATTTGAGTTTCTTGTGCACCTTTTACGTATTTGGCTCTATGGCCAGTGAACATTATGAAGGGTTGTCCTTTAAGAGCTACATCATCTGGGTATCTTAGGGCACTGCCCCTTTTCTGAGTCCCGAATCGCGTTGGCTGCTTATCCGGAGAGAATTGTAATATAGCCATAAATAGCTCCATAGAGTTGAATATTATAAGGTTATTTATATGCCCAGAATGACGTACAAGGGAAAATATCGTCCTAAAAATCCACAAAAGTATAAGGGAGACCCTACCACAATAGTATATCGATCATTATGGGAGCGAAATACCTTCAGATGGATTGATGCAAACCCAGATATTACCGAGTGGAACTCAGAAGAAGTAGTAATTCCATATAGATGTGCAACAGATAAACGTATGCATAGGTATTTTGTAGATGTATATTATAAAGATAAGACAGGTGCAACGTATTTAGTTGAGATAAAACCTAAGAAAGAAACCATGCCACCTAAACCGGCGTCTCGTAGATCAAAAAGGTATATATCAGAAGCAATGACATATATTAAGAATCAATCAAAATGGGAAGCAGCGGAAGAGTTTTGTGCTAATCGTGGTTGGCATTTTGTAATATGGCATGAAGATGTTCTTAAATCTATGGGCATAAAGATCCTGAAATAATGTATAAATAGTAGTATGGAAAATTCACTATTTCACAAATTAGAGATTGAAGCATACCGTAAAGGTTTGCAGGCCAGATCTTTAGAAGCGCGCCGATGGTTTAGAAGTAAGACTAAAGAACTTAGTTCAACAAACCGTAGGAAGCTGTTAAGAGATCCTGCACTTCAAAGGAAAAAACGACCAACTCCTGGCGACATGTATATGTATTTTTACGATCCTAAGCATCGTAAAACATTACCTTATTATGATGCGTTCCCTCTTGCTATTATGGTTGAGCCGACACGCGATGGATTTTATGGATTAAATCTACACTATCTTTCACCGATGCTTCGTGCAAAGTTTCTTGATAAACTTATGGAAACTGCAAACAATAATAAATTTGATGAATCAACAAAACTTAATATTAATTATAATATGCTTAAGTCTGTTTCAAAATACCGTGAATTTCAACCATGTTTTAAACGTTACTTAACCAAAGGTATTGAGGGTAATGTTGCACGTGTAGAACCGCCTGAGTGGGACATAGCAATATTTCTTCCGACTGAACAGTTTCGTGGCAAGAATAAGACGCACGTATGGGGCGCATCGAAGAGGATGATATAAATGGCATTACCCGCAGGCATTGACGCATTAAAATCTACTATTGGTCGTAGAGGTGGTTTAGTAAAAGCAAATCGTTTTGCTTTGTATATCTCTCATCCAGGTAAAAAGCCTTCGTTGATTAACAACAATCTTGAGGGTATTGTAGGCAATGCAGCAAGGGCAGTAATTAGTGGTGGAAGTTTATCACTATCCAGCTTTTTTGAAGATCCTCGTGATATGTATTTGTTATGCGAATCAGCAACTATTCCTGGTAGGCAGATTGCAACGCAAGAACATTTTACAAACTTAAAGGCAGTCAAAAAACCATACGCTTATATAAATGAAGACGTAAATTTAGTATTTCATTTAACAAATGATATGTATGCATGGGACTTTTTTAACTCATGGCAAGATATCATACTTAATCCGAGAGGAACAAAAGGTTTACCATTCTTAAATGATATAGGAACAGAAGTTCTTATTCAAGTTATGGGCAATACTGACTTTATTCCTGTCAAAACAATTAAATTATACAACGCATATCCTGTAACAATATCTTCACTTGAACTTTCTAATTCTTCTGAAAATACTACTTTAAGAGTTAGTATTACATTAGCATATGAAGATTGGGAAGCTGTTGGTACTGTGGATGGATTAACAAATCTGGCTGGCCGCGCTGGAGATCTTATAAGTAACTCAATAAACCTTGTAAGAAATATAGGTAAAATTTTTTAGGAGTGATGTGAAATGGCTTTACCAAAGCTGAATACCCCAACATATAATCTGAATATACCATCAAATGGAAAAGAGATTAATTATAGACCGTACCTAGTACGTGAAGAAAAGATTCTGATGATAGCAATGGAATCAGACGATATGATACAAGTAGAGAATGCTTTACTTGAAATTATAAAATCATGTGTAACAGGCATTGATGTTAATGAACTAACAAGGTTTGATAGCGAATATGTCTTTTCAAAGTTAAGAGCAAAGTCAGTAGGTGAAACTGCTAAAGTAGCTATTAAGTGCGAAGATTGTAGTCATAGTAATGAAGTAGTAGTGAATATAGATTCAGTATCTGTAACTGATATTCCTTCTACAAAGATTGAATTGTCAGATAATACTGGCATAATTATGAAGTTTCCTTCAATGAAGGACTACAAAGAAATTCAAAAACTAAAAGCTGATAATAATATTGATGCTTTATTTAATGTGATTATTTCAAGTATTGAGAGTATTTACCAAGGTGAAGATTTATTTCATGCTTCATCACATACACGAACTGAGTTAAATGACTTTGTTGATAGCTTAAATTCAGCACAGTTTAAATTAATTCAAAATTTTATTACTAATATGCCACAAGCATATATTAATATTAATTTTAAGTGTGAAGAATGTGGACATGAACATGATACTGAATTGAAAGGTATGGCCAATTTTTTCGGATAGCCCTTTCTCATAATAATTTAGTTAACTATTATAAAACTAACTTTAGTATGATGCAGCATCATCAATATAGTTTAACTGAATTGGACATGATGATGCCGTGGGAAAGGGAAATTTACGTTGCTATGTTAATTGACCATTTGAAAGAAGTAGAAGAGCGAAGTAAACAAAAAGGTTAAGTAAATAAAATGGCCGATCTAAACGACGTAATAAAAAGACTGCGTGCAGAAGGTGACTTAAGTCGAAATTCTGGAACGCATTCTATTAAGAGTGTTAAAGAAATCCTTTTAGCAGGACAAAAGGCTTCTTTATCTGATGCAGAAGATCGGCGTGAATCTAAACGCAACGAAGAAAAACAGCTAGAAATTCTATCAGGTCTATCAAGTGGCGGAAGTCTTTCTGCTAATGATGCCGGAGGTGCACAAGCAGTAGCAGGTAAAGGTGGATTACTAAAAGCAGCAGGCGGATTACTATCTGGAATAGGTATTGGTGGCGGAGCTCTTGCAGCTGGTATCGGTATCATGGCAGCCGGTGGTGGATATTTACTAAATGAAGTAGGAGAGATGGATGCTGAATCCATCAAAAAGAAAGTAACAACTCTTTTAAGTATCGGTGATTCTTTTGAAGGTGGAAACTGGGAAGTATTAAAAGATGGTGGCTCATTTGCATTAGCAATGACTGGTATTGGTTTAGGACTGGCTGCATTCTCTATTGGCTCTGGTGTAGCAGCTGCTATAGAAACCTTTACTAAAGATTCTACATATGCTACAACAATTAAATCTCAAGTTAAAGAATTGTTATCAATAGCTGAATTCGTTGCAGGTGATTCTGGTGTTTTAGCTCAAGCAGCGTTTGTAGGTAAAGGTGCTTCGTTCTTAGTTGCAATGACTGGCTTAGGTCTTGGTTTAGCTGTTTTCAGTGTGGGATCTGCAGCAGGTAAAGCTGCCGAGTTAATTAAAGCAGAAGGCTGGGCCCAAAGTATTAAGGACTCTGTAGTTACTTTAATGTCTATTGAAGAAACTGTTGGAGGCGAGAAAGGATCTAGTTTTGTAGGTGAGAGTGCAAGATTCTTATTAGCTATGACAGGTATTGGACTTGGACTAGCTGCGTTTGGCATTGGTTCTGCGGTAGGCGGTTTAGGTAAATCAATTACTAAATTTAGTAGTGGATCTGATTGGTCACAAAAGATCAAAGATAACATTATTACTTTAATGTCTATTGAAAATGAACTAGGAGGTAAGGCAGCAGCTTTTGGAGAATCAGGAACTTTCCTTGCTGTTATGACAGGACTTGGTGCTGGACTCGCTGCATTTGGATTTGGTTCTACTGTTGTTGGTGTCTCAGAAGGTATTAATCACTTTACAGGAGTCGAAGGAGAAAACTGGGCTCAGAAAGTAAAGGATAACGTTAAAACTCTAGTAAGCATTACTCCATTATTAGACGGTGATGGAGAAGGAAGTAAAGCAGGATTATTCGCAAGTGGTCTTGCTAAAATTGGTTTAGGACTAGCTGCATTTGGTGTAGGAAATGCATTCGGTCATTTAGCTGGTGCAGCATCTGCTATCTTAGAAATGTTTGGTGTAAAGTCTCCATTCACTCAAGTTATGTCTATTGCAGAAAAATCTGATGAACTTACAAAGGGTGCAGATGCTTTAACTAAAATTTCGGCAGCATTAGAAACCTTTAGTAACATTAAAATTTCAAAAGTAAGAATAGATTTTAAATCTTTAGCAATGGATCTTGGAGAAGCTATTCCGTTTCTTACTGCTTTGTCAACAGGTGGTACACTTGACCCAAGCTGGTGGCCAACAGGTGAGCTTGACTTTGGTCCAGAAGGTAAAGGCGGATTACTTAATCCAGATTTAAAACTAGATGCTCTTTCAGCTGCTATACAAAAAATTAACTTTGTTTTAAGTGGCGGAGCAGGCACAACGCCCTTAAGTGTTGAGCAAATTACTGAAAGTGCCGGAGCAACAAGTGTTGCCATTGATGCCGCAACACAGTTAGCGGCTGAAGGTGTTACTGCTGCAAATGCTAGGTTACAAATGCAGTCACAGAGAAATCCCCATGCTCCTTCAAATAATATTGTTAATAATAACACTAGTAATACAAATATAGTATCTAGGCAAGGTAGTAATAATGGCCGAAGAAAAAAGGTTGGATTCCATCAGGGAAATTAAAAAAAAGGGAGCCGAAGCTCCCTTTTTAAGTTAAGCAGAATTAGCTAACTTATTAAAATACGATAATGAATCATCGTCATCTGTATCATCAGCAGCTTGTGGCGTAAAGCTAGGTTGCTGAGGTGCAGGTTCTGGTGCAGTATTAAACGTTGGAGCTGATGCAGTTTCATCAAGAGATACAGCTTCCGCAGTAGTCATTACTGCTCCTTCTTCACCAAGA